TTAGAGTGTGTTTCCAACTTTGATTATGCAACTGAAAATAATATAGGAACTACAACAAATCCATTATCTGATGAGATTACTTTTAAAACTAGAATTATTAGTGACTTTATTGAATCTATCGGCAATAGAGTTCTTCTCATTGATGACATTTCTCCAGAGTTTGACAGTAATCAGAGATCAACACCATTTGAATCAGTAGCAAGACAAAAAGTAGCTAATGGAGTCTCTGCTAAATTTATTGTTCTTGTCAAAGATAGAACATTTACTGGAGAGAGAATGCTGTCTCAGGTAACTGTATTGATCAATGAATCAACGGGACAAGCAATGCTATCTCAATATGGTGATATTGATACTCAACTTGATTTAGGAAGTTTTGATTATGTTCTTGAAGGTAATGAGGGTATTTTGAATTTCTATCCCGAAAAGTTTGAAAGAAACAATTATAACCTTTCGGTCTTTAGTTATAACATGGATCAGTTAGGATTCAATACCATATCTATTGGTGCTGGGGTTGCAAAAACTGTTGGCGTCTCTACTGCATCAGATTTCCCTGGTGGTTTGATTGCCATAGCAGCTACAAATCACAGAGTTGTTGGATCCGGAGTAACTACCGTCTTCACTCTTTCTGGAATTGGAACTTCAAAATCTAATCATAGAGCAGCAAAGATTATATTCAGTATTGAAAATTCAGAAGGTTCTGCAGAATTTGATGAACTTAGTATAGTTTCAGTAGGAAATAGTGTTCAAACTCTTGAATATAATCAATTGACGATACATTCCGTCGATTCTTTCCAAGGAACTGGACTGGGAACTTATGAAGCAGTTAAGTCCAGTGATGATATTGTAGTAAGATATTATCCAAATGCTGGTATTGATACAACTTACATTAATGCAATGGCAATTGGACTTTCCACTGAGGGTTATATTGGATTGGGAACCTTTACTTATACTAATGCACAATTAAAATCAGCAGGAAGATCGATATCTGCTAGTGCATCTCCTTCTGCTGTTGATTTCATGGAATATGGTGATAGTACAGATGTTGGTCTCGATGGTGCATATGGTGTTCTCTTGGTAACAGATACTACAAATAACATTGCTCAATTATCAGAATTTATGATGATTGACAATGATTCAACTATCAATATATCAGAGTTTGCAGTAATTGACACAACAAATAATCAAAGTGCAGTTGGACTGGGAACCATAGGTGCTACTAGACAATCAAACTCAACTGTATTAAACTTTACTCCAACAGCAAACATTGATGTTACCGTCAAGGCATTCTTAAATCCATTGTCAGTTGTTCAATTAGTAGAAGAACCCTCCGAAACTGAATTTAATTGTGCTTCTTTAGAATCTGAATTTGATACTTACACTGGTACAAAAAATTCAATTAGGAGATCATTCAATCTTACTCATAAACAAAAGGAAATCTTTAGAAGACAATTTGATGGATCCGATCCTGGTATTGCCAATACATTAACTAGTACAATCAATATTCCAGATCACTTCTTTGTTACTGGACAAGCATTAGAATATTCTACTACTTTAGGAATTAAAACTGATTTTATTGGAATTGCACAAACCGATGGTTTTGCATATATTGGTATTGCACAGACCACCATGCTACCTAAGGATGTTTTCTGCATCAAGGTTGATAGTAATACCATTAAAGTTGCCACCAGTGCGACCGACGCATTGGCAAAGAATCCAGTTTCAATTGCATTTACTGGTAATGGTATTGGTGCCAATCATTTCTTTACTGCTAAGGATGCAAATCAAAAAGTTATGTTGTCTATTGACAATATGATCCAATCTCCAATTGGAGATTCTAAGATTCAAACTACTTTAGCTAAAGCCGCAGATGTTGTTGAAGATACTATTACAATCACAGGTATCACATCATTCTTTGCTGGTGACTATGTGAGAGTTGGTGCTGCTGACACTGGTGAGATAATGAAGATTATTAGTGTTGGTGTTGGAACAACAAATGCTTTAAAAGTTGAAAGATCGTGGGTTGGAACTACATTACAACCTCATATTAGTGGATCTACAGTTACTAATTTAAGAGGTAATTATAATATTGTTGGTAATACTGTTCATTTTGTTGAAGCCCCACATGGTTTACAACCAATTGCTTCTACGACTAATCCACCATCATCTAGAGATTGGATTGGTATAACAACTTCCTCTTCTTTCTCGGGAAGATCATTTATGAGAAATAGTGCTGTAGGAACTAAGCAAGAAACTTATGCTCGTAATTTCCTTTTTGATGACATAGCAGATCAATTCACTGGATTTAAGAAAGACTTTAGATTGACGACAAATGATGGTGATGATGTCACTGGAATTTCTACTTCTACTTTAGTATTAATTAATGGAATATATCAAGGAATTGGGCAAGATTATAACTACACAACAGAAGAGGTTAGTGGTATAACAACAGTATCCTTTGTTGGAACTGCTGCTTCTACATCTACAGATGTTAATACTGCAAATATTCCTGTAGGTGGTATAATTGTTTCTGTTGCATCAACTGAAGGTTTTGGATATCAACCTCTTGTGGCCGCTGGCGGCACTGCAATAATTGGTGCTGGTGGAACTATAGAATCTATTTCAGTTGGCAATACTGGATCTGGTTACAGGTCTGGAGTAGGAACTGTTTTTGTTGGAGTTGGAACATCCTCAAGAGGAACTCCAAATATCGTATCTATTGGAACTGCAATTATTGAAAATGGAACCGTTGTTAGTGTAGCAGTCACTAATAGTGATGCTGCTGGATTTACTAATGATAATCTACCATATGTTGTTATCGACCCTCCATTATCGTATGTCAATATACCTTTGGTTTACGCCGAAGGAACTAGTGGAAATGGATCTTCTGCAACTGTAGATATTGTTGTTGGTCAGGGATCTAGTGTTATTGATTTTAGTTTATCTAATACTGGATTTGGATACGGTAATGGAGATCAATTGACTATTGGAATTGGTGGTACAGTTGGAATTCCTACAGATGGCACATTAGGTGATGCATTTAGAAACTTCATAATTACAATAGATCAGACAGAGAGAGATAATTTTAACGGATGGTCAGTTGGAGATTTTGAAATAATCGATAACGTTTCTAATTTGTTTAATGGGGCAAGAACAAGATTCCCAATTAAAATAGATGGTGAATTTGTATCTTTTGTTGCTAAACCAGGATCCGAGATTAATATACAAGATAACTGCTTTATCTTTGTCAATGATGTTTTACAAGTTCCGGGTGTTGGATATGAATTTAGTGGTGGATCTCAAATTAACTTTACTGAACCTCCTAAGGAGGGAGATACATTTAAGTTTATCTTCTACAAGGGTAGTGCAGGTGTTGATACTTTAACAGTTGATATTACAGAAACTGTTAAGACTGGAGACAGTTTAACACTCACAAGTAGAGATCTGGCTCTTCATGAAAATGAGAGAACAGTCACTGAAATTATTTCTACTAACGTCGCTGGTACAAATCCATATCCTGGTCCAGGACTTGCAAAAGACAGTGATTTTGAAAGAACAATTGATTGGTGTAGACAAAGAGATGATGTCTTTATAAATGGAAAAGTGATTAGTAAGGCTCGTGCCTTATATGAACCTAATATATTCCCAGTTGCAAATATTATTCATTCTATTGGTATTGGTTCAACTGAAATATATGTTGATAATGCACAACCAATTTTTAACCATAAAAATGAATCTACAGTAACGCCAGATTTCCAAAAGCAAATTACTCTTGTTAACCTTAAACAAAAAGTAGGTGCATCTGCAACTGCTATTGTAGGCACCTCAGGAACAGTAACTGAAATTGTATTATCAGATGGTGGTGTTGGTTATACTACTGCTCCAGTGGTAACAATTCAAACTCCTGTTGGACTAGGAACAACTCAGAAAGCAACTGCTACTGCAATTCTCACGGGAGATACTGTTACTTCAGTAGCAATTGGAACAGGTGGGACACAATATTCCCAAACCAGTCCTCCTGTTGTACTTATTGAACCCCCATCTTCAATGACAGAAAAAATTGATATTGAAGATAATACTATTATATCCTTTTCTGGAGATTATGGAGTTGTAACTGGATTTGGAACAACTTCTGGAATCACTCGTGATGGTATTGTTGGACTGGCATCTACTGCTGTTTTCTTTGATTTATTGATTGAAAGAGACTCCACTCTAAGAGAAAAATCTCAAGTAATTGATCAGGTAGTTCTTAGTGGACTGAGCACTGGTGATTTCTTCACAATATATAATTCTAATATTAATCCAGACTTGGGTGTTGGGGTTGGTCTCACTGCACTAATGGGTGGAGAAGATCATAATCAAACTGTAGTTGGTGTTGGAACTACATTTGCTGACGGAATCTACAGAGTTGCACACCATATTGGTGTTTCCACTGGTGGAATTGGTTATGGAATAACTGAGTGTCGTAGAGTCTTTGTTAGTGTTGTTAATAATAGTAATGTTGGATTTGGTACTAGCTCTTTCTTTGGAAGATTTAGTTGGGGCAAAATGTTATGCAGTGAAAGAGTTGGTGTTAATAGTTTCTCCGCAATTAATAATAATGGAGTAGTCGGAATTAAAACTGGTCCATATGTCATCAGACAAATCCCGATGAAGTCAATTGGATTCGTTCCCTAATAAATAACTAAAAAATTACGATCAAATGTCTGCTATTATAACTGATCAGATAAGAATTTTGAATGCAAAGAATTTTGTATCGGGTTTTAGTACCTCTACAAAATCTTACTACAGTTTTGTTGGACTACCAAATCCAACATCTGTAGATGCAAACTGGAATAGTACTCCGCCTCCTCCAGTCGATAGTTTTAATGATGAAAACGTAACTTGGGATACTATCGTTGCACTTAAAAAAATTACTTCTGATGATGCCAAACAAGTAGTAAGAAAAAATACATGGGCATCTGGAAAGACATTTGATTATTATAGGCATGACTATAGCATTAATAATGTCCCTAAAAACTCAAGTGGTACTTCTTTATATTCTGCGAATTACTTCGTTTTAAATAGTGATTACAGAGTTTATATTTGTCTTCAGAATGGAACAAATCCAGAAAACCCAAATGGTCAACCATCATTAGATGAACCAACTTTTACTGATTTAGAACCAAGATCTGCAGGAACTAGTGGTGATGGATATATTTGGAAATATCTTTACACTATTAAACCATCTGATATTGTTAAATTTGATAGCACTGACTATATGCCAGTTCCTATAAACTGGGAAACTAGTTCAGATAATGCTGCAGTTAGGGATAATGCAGTCGATGGTGGAATTAAAATTGTTGTTGTCAAAGATAGAGGAACTGGAATAGGAACAGCGAACATCACTTATACTAAAGTTCCAATTAAAGGTGATGGATCTGGAGCAGAATGTACTGTAGTGATCAATAATGATTCAAAGATTGGTAGTGTAGTAGTTTCAAATCAAGGATCAGGATATACATTCGGTAATGTTGATTTAATTGCAGGTGGTGTTCCCGAACCTTCAAGTTATCCAACACTTGATGTTATCATTCCTCCATCTGGTGGACATGGTAAAGACATTTATAGAGAGCTTGGTGCTACAAATGTTTTGTTATATTCTAGAATTGAAAATGATACTGAAAACCCAGATTTTATTACAGGAAATGAAATTGCTAGAATTGGAATTGTAGAAAATCCATTAGCGTTTGGAAGTAATCAACTTTTGTCTTTAGATAAAGCAAGTGGTGTTTATGCGCTCAAATTGACTGGATCTGGATCTGCTACTGCAACATTTACAGAGGACTCTTTTGTTCAACAAACTATTGGTCTTGGTTTAACTGCTGTTGGTAAAGTTGTAAATTATGATGCAGTAACAGGTGTTCTTAAGTTATGGCAAGAAAGAACTTTTGCAGGATTTAACACAGTTGGAACCGGTAGAACTAATCCAGAATTTGGATATACCTTGAATAGATTTACTGCATCTCCTACCTCCGATGGTAGTCTCACTATTACTGGAGGTAGTAGCAATTTAAACATTGATACAAACTTTACAGGTATCACATCAGTGATAAATAATAGGACATACAACCTAGGACAATCCTTCACATCAGGCGTAGCAACTCCAGAAGTTCAACAATTCTCTGGCAATATAATCTACACTGACAATCGCCCTGCTATTACAAGATCTTCAAATCAAAAGGAAGATATCAAAATTATATTGCAATTCTAATCAACCATGGCTCAACAAACCAATCTCAATGTATCTCCATATTTTGATGATTTTGATCCAAATGATAATTATCACAAAGTTCTGTTTAAACCAGGATATCCTGTACAAGCAAGAGAACTAACTGGTTTACAGTCTATTCTTCAAAATCAGATTGAAAGGTTTGGTCAGCACTTCTTTAAAGAGGGTGCTAAAGTCATTCCAGGAAACACTGCATATTCTAGAACATACTATGCCCTTGAGTTAAATAACACTCATCTGGGAGTTCCTGTTGAATACTATATTGAGCAACTGAAAGATAGAAAGATTATTGGTTTGACCTCTGGTGTAACGGCGTTTGTAAAAGATATTTTAGTTTCTTCAGATTCTGAAAGAGGAAATCTCACTCTTTATCTTTCTTATCTTTCTTCTGGTGTACAGGATTCGGAATTAAAAGAGTTTTTGG